AGAGTAAGCAGAAATCTTGTCAGCAATTCCCAGTTCCACCAAACGCTTTTTAGAAAAGCGAACCCATGCATGACCCGGATCTTCAAAAACTAACAAAGTAATTGGTTGTGACATCGTGTGCTCCTTGTTAATTTACAATACAAACATTATAGCAAAATAGGCATTTTTAGTCAACTACCAAGAAGAGTTGTAAAAAACTCGTAAACCTGTGAAAATTTCTGCACGGGCTTTTCGAATAAATGTCAAGTCTTCTTGCAAATAATAATCATCCGACGGAGTACCAAAGAAGAAACCACTTGTACTGGGGAGTCGTCCATTATTAACATCCTCCTCGAGTGCATCCAAATCTTCCCAAGTGAGTTCAACTTCAACACCATTAAAGGTGACGTCGTTGTTATCAATATCAAGATTGTTACTAACACCCGGGCAGCCCTTTGCTCTCCACAGTTGTTCCATCCAGCCTTGCAAGTTAGGGTGTTTACGCCAGTAAGCGAGCTCTTGACGATTACCTGTGTGCCATTCTGTGTCGGCTTTGGCAGCAGCATAAGCATATTGATCTAGTCCCATAAAAATCTCCCTTGCATCCATTTAGTTTTTAAATTATAGCAAAACAGGCATTTATGGTCAATCGTTTTTGGGCTTGAGTTTTACCACAGTGAGTTTTGCCATTTTGTTAACATGCGACGACCCAGAGCCACGGGAAAACTCACGATTCACGTAGTATTCACACAGACGATGACGGCACATTGTGGGCACATCTTCAAAACCGGGTTCAAGTATGAACTGGTAAGGGCTGCGACCCCAGCTTGAGTTGGTGATAAAGACGTGATAGGACTTACGATGCTCTTTATTAGCAGCATCAAACATAGTGCCAGGACGGCAATTTAATAGGAGTTTATTCATGGTTATACCTGTAAGATTAGTCGATAACGTGCCCAGTATGGCATAAAGAAAAAGCCCTGTCAAGCAGGGCTCAGTGTTACAAAAAATATAACTTTTTACTTGCTGGCAACTGGTTTTGTTGTGTAGTATGCAACAACATTTTCCTGTGCTGTTTTTAGTAGATCTGCTGTGGTTGACCATACAGTCTTGGTGAATGCGGCCTGTGCATCCACGATAGATTCTAGACCATTGCGAACGTCGTCATTTGGAATATGAGTTAAAGTCTGCTTGGTATTTTTGGCTGCGTTGTCAACTAGTGTGTCGATTGTAAACATTTGGGTCTCCTTAAAAGTAAATGTTCTGTAGTATACATATATTTATATTGCAATGCAACATATTTTATACTGACATAATGATTTATTCTTATTTCGTCAAACAATAAATAATTTGACTATTTTAGGAGATTTTCAATGGAATTAGTTATTTTACTCGTAGTAGTTTTGGGCGGTATTGGTTGGTTTATCTGGAACGAACGTCAACATGAAAAAAGTGGCAGTCATCCACTCGACAGTGTAACTACTCCCACTGCTGCCGTACCGCCTACCCCCGCTGTGCCATCTACACCATCTGTACTAGATGTTAACAAAGACGGCAAAGTTGATATCAAAGATGCAGTAGCAGCAGTTGAAGTGGTCAAAGAAGAAGTTAAAACTGTGGCTAAGAAAGCAACGGCCAAGGCAAAAAAAGCCGTGGTTGAAGTAAAATCTGCAGCTAAAAAAGCAAAAGCCCCCAGTAAACCTAAAGCATAAGTTATGTCGGTTGTGTGGTTACAAGATGCCGGAGTCTATCATGACTCTGGCACCAATCCCTATCGTGTCAGCGAATTTCATTTTACTCAATTGGCCACTGTTGGCCAGAATGATAGGCCCGGGCTGCAATTTGACCTAGAGAATTTCTTTTATGAATCCGACATCGATAAGTTTATCTCCAGCAGTTACAAAAGTAAACTGGCAGGATTTCATGTGTCCTTTCCTGCCGAACATGGATGGGTTGAAAGATTTCACAAAGTTTATCCCCATGCTGATCATTGTGTTATTTTTTGTTCTGAGCTGCACGAGTCTACAATAAATCAACTACTGGCACTGGACTTACCCAGAGTCACCATGTTTTTGGCTGGACAGTTAAATCTTAAATTTAACAACGCCATGGTTCATAAATGGATGGACTGGTTTCATACTTCGAATTATTTTTATAAAGAAATTCAACCCAATTTCCTGAATGAAAAATTAACGCCACATCAAAACAAACCAAAATACTTTGACATACTATTGGGGTGTCAAAGAACGCACAGAGATTTTGTCTATAATTATATTATTGAAAATAACCTCAAAGACAAAAACATAATCACCTATCATAAAAGATGGAATATTGACCTTAGACAATCAGACGAATTTATTTCTGAATATGATGGTGTTGAATTTATAGAAACCCCACAGCATACCATACATCAAGTAAACTATTATGGGTATAGAATGACTTTGAGTCAGGTGATCCCGTTAACAGTATACAATCAGACATACTATACGTTAATTGCAGAAACCAACGCAGTAAATCATTTTAATTTTTATACTGAAAAAACAGTTAAACCACTAATTGCCGGTAGATTGATTATAGCTATTGCCGGACAGTATTATTTAAAAAACTTAAAAAGTTTTGGATTTCGAACATTTGACAATGTGATCGATGAAAGTTATGACAACGAGCCTGACCAAAATATTCGTTGGACCAGGGCCCTGGATCAATTAAAATATCTATGCACTCAAGATCCAGTTGAAGTTTATGCCAAAATAAAAGACGCCGTTGAACATAACCGGCGTCTTATTGTTGAAAAAGATTGGTATAACGATTTTAGGCAGCAATTAAATTCAGTGATTGGTCATACAACTGCTGACTAGCAAGATTCTTGCCCTTGGCTTCAACCATGATGTCTGCCCAGCCCCAGTGGCTCAATGCCCAGGCATTGGTTTCCTGATTCCACGCAAAGTCACTGTGTGCCCGTAGTTTTTGTTTCTTGAATCCCTCAGTCAACAATCGATCTAGATTAGGTTTAATATCGCATGCGTGGCCCACCACAAGATCTTCGCGACTAGTGCTATAATGAATAACAGGACGAACACCGCGCCAACTATCCTGGATCCTCTTGATACGATCATCTCTATGGTCAATATATTCTCCGGTTCTAATCCAGTGGTGGTGTAGGTCTAACACCAGAGCGACGTCATTGACCAATTCAACACTGGCTTCAACTCCCCAGGACATTTCGTCGTTTTCGATTGTGATACAGTTTCTTGCTTCGGGACTGAGACGCTGCAATGCAGTCCGGATTCCAGCTGGTCCACGTTTACCTGATATGTGGACATTGATTTTGAAATCCTGGAACGATCTTCCGTACCCCATCCAACGGGCCATTGTGGCATGATATTCAAACTCCTCGATTGATCTGTTTACTATGTTGTCGTTTTCACTGGCCAGAACACAAAACTGGCCCGGATGAAAACTGAGTCGTACATCCAGACGTCGTGCTGTTTCACCAATGGGGGCAAAAATACGTTCGCAGTGTGCCTGTACATCTGCTTGTTGCCACCAGGCCTGCCAGTCTTTTTCGGTATAGCCTTGCAGCATTTCGCTGCCCAGCCGTACCATTCTGCGTTCAGCTGGTAATGTAGCCACACGCTCGATTAATTTGACTGCTGCGGCAGTATTATGATTCATGATGTCCCACTGGCGCTGTTCGGCTTCAGCAGGATGTTCGCGTAGCCAACGCATAGTGGTACTACGACCATTAAGATTGCGGTCCGCTGCATTCACTTTCATGCCACCACATTCGGAAGGATCATTGAGCCATTTGCAAGCAAAACCAATTCGTTTAATCATACGTATATGTCAATATAGTTGGACCTATTGTTGTAGGCATTTAATCTTCCTGCAGCATCGTACACTATAACACTATATGTCTCCACGTGTCTAGTGCTATTTCCCTCAGGAAAATGGGTTTCGGTAATAGTTGTGTGTTTTAACCCTGTTCCTGCTGTGGCCGGATAACTTGTGGTTGACCAGGAATCCTGAACTATGGTAATGGGAAAATGATATGGACTAGTCATTGTTTATGCCCATTTTAGTGCAAATAAAGTAGCAATTTCTTTTTCTTTTTCTTTAAAATAATATCCCCAGTTACTCATTATGTAATCCTGTTTTGGGTGTAATCCACGTTCCTTTAACCAATTGTTTAAATCATCCAGGGTATGCGGTTCTATACTGTCTCGTAAATTGACTCTATACACAAATCCCTGCTCAGCCAATCTAACTGAGTACGGGCGACTCAAAGGATTACTATGATCCTTCACTGACCCACCTTAAAGCAAACAGTGTAGCATCTTGTGATCTTTTAAATCCAAAGTAAAGTCCGTTATTGCGCCAGGTACCTCGTTCAAAATTATCAATACAATATGCTTCAAGTTTACACATTTGATCCCACACATCCAGTTCGTATGTCATACGAAACTGATATGGCCACTGTTTCTTATCGTAAGTTTGCATTATTGTCCTTGCCACCTTAATTGAAACAACACAGCATCTTGTTCATTATAGAATTCAAACTTATATTTTGTGGCCCGTATATCTATGTAATTTAAATCATCTTCATACACCAGCCAACTACAAAAACTGGCACAATGCTCCTTGGCCCAAGTGACTACCTCATTCTCGTCAATACTATTTAATTCTACCCAAATACTCACGCAAACCTCAAGGCAAATTCTGTGGCTACTCGTTCTTCGCGAAATACAAATATAGTGTCTAACATATCACTATCACTACTAAATTGATTGTAGTAGCAATAATCTTCGCCGTTGAGCCAATGATTAATTACACCTTCTCTACCACCGTAACGAGCACTACCGTTTCCAGCATTTTCCCGCAACCAGGAATAGATTTCATCTCGTTTGGTTTCCATTGTTGTAACTGGAACATGTATTTTAGCACTCATTGCCACCTCAATAAGAAATTACTAGCATCGCTTTCATCTTCGATCACAATAACCATACCCTGCTGATGTTTCCTGCCTCGTGGCAAGCATTCGTCCATCCACTCATATATTTCTGATTCGTGCAGATTAAACCAACGATAGTCACGTATGATTATATAGTGGTGTGGCATTTCTCCGTCAAACGGACCGGTAGCAATAAACCGTCCATCTTCGGGAAATACAAGGCTCATTTAAAACCGGCTAGTCGCACACAACGATATCGTTCTGATGATATACCCATTAAATGGGCGGCATCATTGCAAAATTCTACCGTACTAAAATTAGCAACAGGTCGCCAATCACGTGCCTGTACCAGTGATGCATTTGATCCTGACATTGCCACTACTGTATAAATTACCAAAGCAAAATTCATGTTACTCTCCCCATTTTAATAAAAACATTGTTAACGACTTATCGTCATGTAACTGCCACATATCAAACGACTGCCTACGACCCAAATCATGTTGCAATACCCATCGATCTATTTCAATCATATCATTTTCGGACATATAATAATGATGGGCCAAATCTGTAGAATCATATGGACTATCTAATTGTATCCAACGACCTACCTTACGATCCAGTACCAGTACTTTATATCGTCTGTTCACACTATTTTGACTCGATCTGGTTTAGCTCGATCGCTCCATAACTTAACTCCAATTTTTCTAATAGTATCTGCAGAACCTTGAGGATCGTGATCAAACATTGCTTCGATGTCTCGCCCAGCTATACCTGTATCAGCTTCAATAGCATACAATTCGTAATGACGTTGTGTGTTATATCTTGCACGTAACAGCATTGTTTGAATAATTGTATTAATTGGATTACGCACCGGATCCTCGTCAGCGAGAATCCTAAATGTATTTGCAACATCTATTTCTTCGTACTGACTAATAGGAACCACTGATTCCAGTCCTTCGTTGCACCAATATATTAAGTAAGCATTTTTAGTCATAGATATTTTAATTGAAAGAAAGTTAATGCAACTTCATCATAAAAGTCTAGTCGTATATCATTGACCATGTGTCCATTGACTGGATTATAGTCGCGATGACGACGAACAGTAAATCCCAGCGTATCTTTAAGTTTCCAAGAGATTATAACAGTCGTATCACCGTACTCCTCGCGGATGCGGATATAGATCTCATTCCATATGTATTCGGTTAAGATAAGAGTCATACTACATTATAGCAGTATTATTTGATTTTAGTCAATGATGCCGAAATTACCCCAGTTTGCTGCTCCCAGACAAATCCAGCCCAGTGGACCGCCAACGCTGGGGTTTTCGTTCCAGACCACGTGACCTTTTTCACTTAGATAATTTGGGGGAGCTGAAGCAGAGGTAAATTTCATCGATCCGGTGCGTAAATCATTTATTCTGGCAGATCCATCGGTTTCTAAAGTTATATTATCTTTATTATTTGCTGATAGGATTAATTTTTGCTGGCGTGGGGTTCCAATACTGCCAGTATCTTTCTGTCGTTTTGATACAACAATTTCAACCTCATCGTCCCAGATTGCCAGTGCTGCACTGGGCTCTATGGTATTAACTCCTACCCGTTTTGCAGTGACATACAGAGTCTGAGATAGTAATGATTCACCGCTGACTTGCAGTTCTTTTAATGTTCCCACAGTCTGTAGATTACTGTTTACCATGGCCGGTGCCAGTGCATTGTCTTTAAAAATCTCTGCACCGTTTAGGGTGATTTTATTTAGATCCAGGCCCTCATTCTTGATGTGATTAAACACCACACTGCTGTAGGTACTATAAATGGTCTGGTCAATTCTTTCCATCGTGGTTACTACAGTGTTTTCAACCAGGGATTTATAAAATGCAGTGTCACTGGGAACAGATCCATTGACCAGTAAATCACCGTTGATTGTTACTTTGCCTTCTACTGTTAGATCCTTGGTCAATAGATTATTTTCAATAACAGTGGCTTCGTCCAATAATGTAAGTGCCACCCGAGTGGATCTATCATCTATACCAATACTGCTGAAGTTTTCTATTAAGCCACCCTCGATATGATTACCACTGAGTTTAAAATCAGTAAAGTCAATTGCGTTGGCTGCGATACTTTTATCAGTATATTCGTATTTCTCTAAAATCTTACCCACTGCTTCTCGTACATAGTGTGAATAATTATGATTTGCCAGCCGAGTACTAATCTCAGTGGCAATGGCAGCACCCAGCTGGTCATTTACATTTGTTACGATTTTTTCTATAAACCCAGTCTCGATGTAATTGCTACTGAGTTTAAAATTAGTGAAATCAATTGCACCAGCTGAAATACTCTTGTCAGTGTACTTGTGGCTCTCTAACATTTTACCCACTGCTTCTCGATAGTTTTCGTAATTATGATTTGCTAGACGAGTATTAATTTCAGCGGCAATGGCAGCACCCAGCTGTTCATTTACATCTGCTGAAATTTTTTCTGTAAGTTGAGTAACTAATTGAGTAACTGTAAAATTAAGGTCCATGATTGTCAAATTGAATACTAATTACGTGTTCGTAATTCTTCTTGATTAAACTCTTGTACATAAGATTTTTATGTACACTAAATCCAATTGATCCAGCGTCACTGCTGAATTTTGCTAACTGTTTAAAAAACATTGCCCTACGTGCATAGGGTCCTGCAACTGTCAATTGCTGTCCTGCAATTTCATACACTTGAGTGTCCCAGGTATTTCTGTCAGTTGGGTTGTAATCGTGAAATTCCAGATAGGTTGTATTTGTAGCTCCACGAATTAGTGCCGGAATTGAAAACTCCCGGTCTTTAAAATCCTGATTTTTGTAGTCCTTACAAGTAGTTATCACATATTCAGTGGCCAGGTTACAAATTTCCGTCACTCGATCTCGTTGGTCCTGATCGGTACTGGCAAAGGTAAAGTACTCATCCAGTGCAACCACTGACTCAAACTGTTTTGTAAATTTGCCCAAATCTCCCAGTGGAATATGGGTGAACTGAATTCCAGCATCATGCATGTAGTCCACTGCTTCCTGACTGATTGCCGTGACTGCTATATCCGATGCTGTTTCTGTCATTATGGCCGGATTAAATCCCACATATAAAACTTTATCAGCAACAAAGTTATAAAAATTAGCCACGCCCTGCAGGATTTCCTGTTTACGTTTAACTACTTCTGCCGGTTTGGGGTGCGAGCGAAATGCACGTAGAACACAATCTGTGTAACTTTCAAAACTCATGATAACCTTTATTGTTATTTTAGTTATTTATCGAGTTCTCGTACTATATCCAGTGTCACACAATGGAACCCACCACCCAGTGTACGACTATGACGTAATTCCAGTGGGAGAACCAACATGTTGTGATCTTCTAACATTTCTATTAATTTGGTCTGATGTTTGTCTACTATAACGGTCGTTGGGTCAACCACTAACATATTCAGTGCTATCCATTTACTGGCATAAGGGTACTGATAAAATCCCTGTCCCACAACTTCATCCACCCATATTACTTCCCATTTGTGAAATACACTGGGCAGATTATTCATATTAACTCTGCTGGCATTTATGACAACCAGTCCTTCACGTATGGGAACTATGGTACTATCAATATGAACTCCCGAGTAAAACTTACACACTTCAATCGGAACGTCGGGGAATTTATTTTGCAACCACCCAAATGCCTCTCTGTTACCACTAGCACTCTCCAAGTATAACATTTTATCATTAAGACGCAAAACATTCGCGGCATCCAATATCATACCTTGATCGCGAGGCATACGGTGTACTGTGTCAGCACGGTATATGACCTGCTGCAAGGCTTCTGACTCCATGTCTCTGCAGGGATACATCATGGCCGGATCAACCACAGTGCTGCCATAGACCAATAATCTGTCACGTGGGCAATAATTGTACATACCACCACGTTCTTGAAAGTTAATTATATCAGGCCTATGTACAGTTGCTCCACATTGCTCCAATACGTCAGCTAATGTATCTAAATCTTCGTTAGCTTCGTCAATGATCCAATTGGGTACTGGACCACTGGGGACCGGAGTTTCTGTCCAGGTGGTTTTTTCACTTTCCTTTGCAAACACAGGATCGTCCGTGGGCCAATTGGCATAGTCAGCACGACCCACCACAACCTCTCGTAACGTATCCCATTCGTTGTAACTTGATATCATATTATTTTTCTTTAATAAATTTTATAACCAAATACTTGCTCAAAGCTTTCGTTTCTTGACTCGTCTAAATCCTTGGTAAATTCAACAAATTTATTAAAATTTATATAATCATTCTTTTCTAGCTCTGCTACATAAGATTTCAATTCTTCTATGGCTTGCGAAAAGAACTGGTCATCATCAGTATATGTTAATGACAATTTTGCTAACGACTGATGCACTTGATCCAATGCCCTAGCTGTTAAATCCTTGTTTAATAAAGAAAAATCAATTTGAAATGGAGTTACTGCTCTCCTTAAAGACCAACTAAAATCTTTTTTAGCCATTCGTGTATCAATTATAAACTCAACCAAACTTGATATGTCCAATATAGTATAACCAGAACTGACACTGTTAATAACTATATCTAAATTTGGTAAATCAAGATACAGGTAAAGATTTTGTTTAACAATTTCCCAGTCTGATCCATGCCGTTGATAATCGGCGACATTTCCTATTCCATCGATACTTAAAATTATTCTGACCGATTTAAATTGAGTAATTTTTTCCATTAATTTTGGATTAAATACACTTCCATTAGTGGTGATCTGAAGCATGATTTTTTCATGATGGTTATTTTCTATTAGATAATCAAGTATGTCATGATATTCTTTGATTAACATAGGCTCACCACCAGTTAAGTACAATGTGTCTAAATTTTTAGCTATGTTTTTTATTTGTTCTTGACTTGCATTAGAAAATTCGCCAGTAACATCCATCGGGAGAAAATATCTTTGTAATTTGTTATTTTCCTTAACTTCTCGGTCAAATCGATTACTATTAATAGGACCACACATCCGACATGCAAAGTTACATAAATTGCTGGTTCTAAGTTCGAGATATTTTATTATAGTGGGTGTTTCTTCTGTAAGCCCAGATTGATCAATTGGGTACATCGAGTTAATTTGTGTTCGTAAACTTGCATTTCCCAACTCTTCAAGTTGCCAACAATATATACAAGTTTTTGGTTTTTCATTATTCAAAAAATCTTTTTTTAAGTTTTTGACCACGTCGCTAGATATAAAATTTATTGGTGCCATTTTGATAGCATCTGTATTGGTACAACACACACTGGCCTGATCGGTTTGGTAAAACAAAGAAACCCATGGAGCAGAACAAAAATTATCGGCCATATCAGATGTGCCCGGTAATTTGTAGAGTATATCTGGGCATGGTTCCCAGGTTCGCGGCAATGTGTGGACTGTCCCAATCCCAAGTCAGGCAAAATCCTCGAACCCAGTTTGTATACCCCTGACCGTTGCATTCTGCATAGTGACCGGAATGCCACTCGTCCAGGAATATAACAGCACGTCTGATAGTATTTTCTCGACCTTTTAAATCAAACAACTCAATGTATCTACGATATGTATCCACATGCTCGGGCAACATACTGCCTGCGTCCATACGATAATAACTTGTACCTATATTTTTCCATTTCTCATAGGTTGCAAAAAAATCCACAAACTGCTGATTCCAACTTGGTTGTGGGCTACGCATATCGCACATATGACCACCAAACGGACCGCGAAATCCCGAATCCTCCCAGGCAATCATTGTCGCAGGATCGTTGAATTGTTCTTTTTTATATGTTAAATGTTTATATTCATCGTCCCAGAATGGAGCGATGTTAAAGGATTCGTGTGTTGCCATAATGTATAACCTCGTAATCTTTCTCTGTCTTATATTGACGCCATGGATCAACAACCACACTACCCGGTTCTAGGTCCACATATAGTTCTGGTTCTGTTTGTTCTCCAGTGTAGCCATAAGTTACTGTTCTACTGTGAGCTATGAATGCAATCACGGGCATTCCGGCAAACGGTGGAACATCTCCAGTTAGCGGATCCACATAATAAAACTTTGCCTGTATTGAGTCCAAGTAATGGCCCAGTAACAAACTGTAACTACCATCAAGTATGTCCACATCGGGCTTGTATGCTTTTCCTAAAATATAGATAGGTAAGTTTTTTTCTAGTTGTATACGTTTTAAAAACCGTGCTAAATTAAGTGCCTGCGTTTCCCTTGCACTCATTATGGTATCAAATATATCATAACCTAAATTTAAATTTTCTGCTAACCAACGTAGTGCAATGTTGTCCCTGGGGTGGCAAGGTCCTGCATCACCCATTCCGGCGGTCATGTACTTGCTGCTCATGATGCGTGTGGTACTTGCTGCTAGTGCATCAGTGACTACGTCAACGTTGATGTTACCATTGGTCATCGCAACATCTTGTATCATGTTGACCAGGGCGATTTTTGTACTAATAAATGTGTTATAAAATATCTTGATTGATTCAGCTTCGTCCCAAGTACCAACCACATATCGTGGATCATTCTGCATCAATGGTTTATAAAAATCAATGAGCATTTGTGCATCACCGGTTTCACTGCCATCTTGAGTACCAATGATAACCATTTCAGGATTAACCATGTCCCATTCTACACTGCCCATGGCAATGAGATAAGGATTGTAAATAAAGCGAGGTATAGTAATACATTCTCTCAACTCTCTGCGTACCGTTCCAGGTAGTACTGTACTAATAAGCACAATCAATTGATCAGGGCCAGCCCAGACGTCAATTTCTTTAAGTACATTTTTTACTATTGTGTAATCAAAGTCCTTGTTGGGTAAATGTGTGATTGGTTGACTACCATCATATGCCGGATCATGCGGAGTTTGTACTGCCACAAATACAATATCTTTACCAGTTACTGCGCCGCGTAGACTATCGGATATTTTAATCCGACTACTTGATCTTGGGTAAATATCATATCCAGTTACGTCGTACTCTTGTGCCATTGTTTCAGCACAGGGTAATCCTAACTTTCCTATACCTACAAAACCAACTTTCAATATGTTCTCCTTAGATAGTTTTTATAATATTATTTCAAAAAATTTACTGGAACCAATCAACTGCGAAAGTCATTATTTTAAAATTTTTGGATCAACAGAGCCAAATGATCTGGATTCTGTCTGGACCATAGACAAGTTGGGCTTAGATGAACTTGCTATAACTAAGTACGTCATATTTTATGATCAAGAACCAATGTATAGTAATCAATTTGATAGACTTTATCAATTCCCACAGGGCGATTCTGAAACACAAGCCTTCATTTACATATTGAGCTGTCACACCTTGGATATGGCGTACTTTAAGACTAAATTTTACGCTATCGCAAACTCGGAACATAGTAAAGAAAAAGACGATCTATTAGAAAAACATGAGTTACTAGATTGGTATTATTTTTTCCACGGTTTTGCTGCACTTGATTGGTATAAAAATGTTCGATATTTGCCGCCCATTAAGACGTTTTCAAAGGTATTTATTTCGTTCAACAACCTTATTAACAAAAAACGCAGTTACAGATTAACATTAATTTCCATGTTACTACAGCGTGACCTAGAACAATTTGGGTATATTTCAATGACTCAGCAAGACACAGCTCAAAAAATAAAAAATGAACTATATTCTCCACATTCGTTATTATCAAAAGAGTCAAAGTATTTAATACATAAAACACTTCTACCCAATCCACCACTATTAGTTATAGACACTGATACCACCATCGGAATCCTAAGTGCCAACGACAACCTTGACACCCTATGTTTGGGATTGTTTCATGTTGTTACTGAAACTATCTTCTATGACGAAAAACTGCACCTAACAGAGAAAATTTTCAAACCCATTGTTGCACGTAGACCATTCTTTCTAGTTGGCGCTCCGGGTAATCTTGCATATCTCAAAAGCTATGGTTTCAAAACATTTGACCATTGGATAGATGAAAGTTACGACTCGGAAACGGATCCGGACCAACGACTTGCTAAAATCGTCGACGATCTAGATAAGCTATGCAAGCTATCTGAATCAGAGTTAATGCAAATGTACGAAGAAATGCAAGAGATATTAGAGTATAACTTTAATTGGTTTTACACAGGATTTAGAGAACAAATTACCAATGAACTGGTGGATAACTTTGATCTACTAATTAAAAAATATAACGCAGGTAAAGACACAAGCTTTAAAAATTATATTAATGTATCTAATATAGATTTTGATGCTGTAAAAAAACTATTGCTACAATAGTCAACTTTGTCCAGCAGCAGACAATATTAAAGTTTCCATGTCGTGTATTCTGGTTCTTGTCGTCTTGCTATTCAACACAACAAACAGCTTCTTTCTGTTACCAACATAAACGCTCATTACCAGACAGCCACCACTGGCTCGAACGTACCCAGTTTTACTCACTAGCACATTATATTTTGCAACCAGGGGATTGGTGTTATTGAAGCGTATTTTACTTTTCTTTTTCTTTATCAATTCAACAATAGTTTGATTGCTGGCATTTACTATCATGGGGTATTTTTCCGCTGCCTGTAACAGTTTGATAAGGTCAATACCGTTGCTGATGTTGCGATTGTCTAGTCCAGTACTGTCATGAAACTCAGTATTGGTCATACCAATTACTCTTGCCTTGTGATTCATTTCCTTGATACATTCGGTATATCCCCACCGATATATTTTACACAACATGTCAGCAGCCTGATTGTCTGAATGAATGATGGAAAGATCAAGTAATTGTCTTCGAGTGACCGTCATTCCTCTAAACTTACGTATCTTGACAGATTCTGTCATGCTCTCATTACTGTCTAGCACTACCATTGCAGTCATTAATTTAGTAATACTGGCGATGGGCTGAATTATTGTTGAGTTTTCTTGCTCAATGATGTTGCCATCACCGTCGGCTATTATCCAGACTTTTGCTTGGATGTTTGCGGCAAAAAGTGAGTCGCACACAATGGCCAGCATTGTGATAATTAAAATTTTTTTTATCATCAGTCTTTAGGTAGGCAGGTCCAGGCAACAATTGCTCTTTTACTTTTTACGTTGTTTACCAAGAAGTTGTCGCTGGTGTGAAATTTAAATCTATTGGCTGCAAACAATGACCCTCGTGTCCACTTGAATATATCTTCAATGGTCAGCCAACGAAACCAATCGTAAGGAGCATGGGAGAAATATTTTTTATATGTTGGGTAATCGATTGTGTTGGTATCATACGGTTCTGTTTCGGATATATAGTGTTGTGGCTGTTTAGCTTCGCTTCCTTCCTTAAAGACAATCGTATGACTATCTACATCAAATAGAGGAATTATAAAAGTCCAGGCATGTTTGTGTGCAGGATCAAAGTAACCGCCGCTGTCCACATCACTGTGTATATTATAAGGGTCAACAGAATCAAATATGTGTATTTGTTGAACAAATAAATCTTTACTAAAATATTCTTGAAACTTTGGTTCTAATATATCCCGGACCACTTTATTTTTTTCATTGTAAAAATCAAAGAGATAGTAGGTTCCGGAAAATACTTCCTTGCCATCGCTACCTGGATTGTAATTTAGGTGAATACTATCTGTGGCCAATATGTGTGTTTCAAGTATATTAATTTCTTCGTCAGTGAGAAAATTTGCAATTGTTCGAGTATCAATTTCCATTAGTATCCTTGTTTATAAACTATCAGATATGCATCATTTCCAGTGTACATTTAAGTATAAACTACTTGGCTAAAGTTGTCAACGAACCAGTCGTTTGGTGCTATTGGCGACTTCAAAGTAATATTTAGTTGTTGGGTATTTCACATTCAACCCACTTTAAATTGTTATACCAATTATACCCTGGCATACCTTTGGGTATTAAACATCTTCCAAGTTCCGGCTGCATTTCTATACGTACCTGAACTACCGCCCATATTAGCCAACACAGGTAAAGCACAGCCAAGAAACTCATGCTCCAACACAATACCTTGTACTTGATCTTTTTTATTTGTTTGCGCTTGCGACGAGCAGCCTCGGCATTTCTTCGCATTTCCATACCAATTGCCACTGCTTGTTCTTTGCCCACTACTTCCATCATTGCTTCAACTTCAGTCCACAGAGCACCCAGTTCAGGTGGACTTTGATACACCATGATTTCACGCAGCTCTGCCCGCATTGCGTCCAATTGTTTTCTAAGCAGGACACGTTGTAGCGCACGTTTACCTATACTATCTTCACCGTGATACACTTCAGTTTTACTGCGGCGTTCCTCTTCCTCAAATATTGCATAACATTTATAAAGATTGTCGAAGTATGTGCCTAGCTGCTGACCAATTTCTGTGTAGATATTACTTGTTTCACCATCCTGCTTGTTTAGATTTATTACACGATTTTTTTCTTGTACGTACTGATTGTGTTCAGCAGCCGTGGCAGGTCGGTCTTTGTGTACTGTATGAAATTGGTCGTCAAGATCCTTGAGGACATCTTTAATATCCCCAGCCGCTCCTTTGATATCCTTGTAAAGCTTACAACCTTCTTTGACAAGTTTTACAGCACCGTTTGCCAGAGCAAACAGGGTTAACGGATCCACGTCTTCTCGATTCCTCTGTTGTTATAATTGATGGAACCAATAGTTATCGAATACGTTTATATTTATTACATTCTACTAGGAGAACGGGTGGGTTCTGGCAGTGGGGGTGGATTTTTAGGGGGTCTGTGTGCAAACCAACTCATAATATGCTCCTTTTATAGTCATAAAAAAACCTGGAATAACCAGGTTTATTTGTATGTTGTTCTTGTTCCAATTGGGGCGTTTTTTAATGGACTGTCCTCGGGTATAATTTGTTCGAGACCAACTGCAATCATACACCATTCTCCGGTAGCCAATACCTGTGTTATCCAGCTGCTTGTTCCTGTTTTTAAGTTTGCCCAGAGACTGGTAACTACACCATTCTCTTTGTTAATACCTACGTATATAGGCTCTTCGCCGTATTTTTCAACTGTGAATTTAACTTCCGCTTTGCTAGCACAAATAACTCCCATTGTTCTTTGATGGGGTTCTGCATATACCGATGCAGTAGTTACTAGTGATAATATAGCAGCCAAAAGTTTGTTCATAATAATATGTATTTGAACAAACTATTTTTAAATAGTTAGTTATATCGGCTGCAGATTATATCGTAAAATTCGTCAAGTTCACCGCCCCACTTGCCTTTAAGATGTTCTGCCAATTCACGACACAATTTTTCGTTTTTATCTTTATTTGCTTGCACAAGCTCAGCGTGTAATTTCTTCCAATGTTCCAACATTGATAGTTCAGCCATGGAAATTTTATTTCCAGGTACCACACAAAAGGTTTCCAGTATGTTATCGCCAGCCTGATGTGGCTCAAGTTCTAACACCAGATATCTTTCAGAAATTTCGTCTGCTGCGGCCCTTGAAAATATAATATCCATTAATTCCTCTTTTGTACGTTTGCAATTTTATATACCTGTTGGACCGCCCGAGCCTGATAATAACAATCTATTAGAGCATTGTGTGCCCCAACAGCGTTTTTATTTCTGGGATCTCCGTGTACACCAAACAGTGTACGACTATCTCGTATCTGCCAGAATTGCCAGGGTGCAGGTCTATTCAGTTGTCGATATAAGTTTTCAAGTATAACAATGTCAAACGCCGGACCCTGACACCAAATATTATTTGAACCAACTAAAAATTTATTTAACTGGTCCATGGACGCATCCAGACTGGTACGCTCTTGTTCGCCCAGTGCCTCTTCACGAACATCTTCGGGTTGACGACCCCACCAGTCAACAGTGTCCTGTTGAACATGGCGATTCAGTGTTAGTTGCTCATCAACATCAATCCGAATATAAAGTCCAGTTTCGGTATTGACGTCGTCAGCAAAAGGATCAAACTTAACTGCACCCAATGTGAGAACCACCGCTTCCGGGCGGGTACTCAGTGTTTCAATATCAAGCATTATGTCCATTATTGATTCCTTAGTGCTTTTTCGGTTTCGGCTGCTACTACACGTTTACGTAGGCTACTAGAACTAAAACTATGATCGCGTCCATTAAATATTAATTCAATTTCTCGATCCCAACATTCTTTCTTGCCAGTAAAATCTTTGTTTTCGTATTCCACACCCAGTATTCTAACATCAACTGGTAATATAAGCAAAAGGTCAATTAAGTCTCGTTCAGTTTGATACACAACTATTTCGTCCACAAATCTAGTGGCACTAAGTTGTATTTGTCTTTCCACAATACTTTGCACCGGAGGATTCTTGGTATCTGGCCGATCTATGGTGGGATCTGTTTGCAGAGCAGCAATAAGATAATCGCAGTGATTTTTTGCTTCCGACAACATAGCAATATGTCCGGCATGTAGCATATCAAAGGTGCTGAAGGTTATACCAATCTTAAGGCCCTGTGCCTTAAGCTCTTTGATTTTATTGAATATCATATTAGGTTGCTGGTTCTAGCTTAACGTTGAGTGGAAAACCATTGGTGCGGGCCAGCATGGTGGCTTCAACACCTTTTTGTTCGGCAATCTCGTAGGGCAGTGTACTAACTACGCTACTGCCTTCTTCGTGTATTTTGTGTGTGATTTCCATAGCAGACTCTTCGCTATGATGGAAAATATTTTTGAGACTTTCAACTACAAATTCCATTGTAGTAGTATCATCGTTTAAGTATATAACATTAAACAAACTAGGAGGTTTGATATTTGTCTTAGTTTGTATTCGAGGTTTTACTATAACGTCTGTTTTGCTCATAATCTCATATAGTTGTGTGGGGAGACGATACTCCCCACATGTTCATTATATTACTTATTCAATTACTTTGCAAATGTAATGGCGATTTTCTTGGGTTTTTGTTCTTCGGGAACAATGTGCTCAATACTGATTGCCAGAATACCGTTTATTACAGTGGCACCCTTGACTTCCATGTGGTCAGCCAGTGGAAAGCTACGTGTAAACGTACGAGCACTAATGCCACGATAATGGTAAGTGTACTCGTCTTTTTGTTTTTGCTCACCACGAATGGTTAACACATTTTCCTTGAATTCAATGTCCAGATCTTCTTCAGTGAAGCCAGCAACTGCCAATTGAATAGCATAATGTGTTTCATCAATCTGCACAATATTGTGCGGAGGATAGTTTCCATCTGTTTTGCTGTTGGCAAATGTGCGATTTAGTTCGTTGAATAAACGATCAAATCCCACGGCATGGCGATGGATAGTGGGTAAGTCAAAAGCGGTGATATAGGTTGTCATAGTTTTCTCCTTTCAAATAAGCAAGTTATGACGTATATGAGTGCAGACCCCACCTGGGCATCTACACCGCATATTCTTTACTTCGTTTCTTTAAATTCAGCATCAACTACATCGTCATCAGCCTTGGGCTGTTCCGCTGTTGTCTCTGGCTGTTGTACTTCATTAAGTATATTTGCAGCAACAAGTAGTTCGGATATCTTGGTAGTAATTAGTTCCTTGTCTGTTTCTGTAATTGTTTTTTCGAGGTTGGTGATAGCCTCATTAATTTTAGTCGTCTGATCTGCTGTTAGCTTGCCTTCCGCTTCCTTGATATCAGTCTGAACCTTGTGGATAACGGAATCCGCTTGGTTGCGTACTTCAATCAATTCACGTTGCTTTGTATCTGCATCAGCATTGGCTTCAGCATCGCGAATCATTTCTTCAATTTGCTCTTTGCTTAGACCACTGTCAGACTTAATGGTAATCTTATTTTCTTTGCCAGTGTTTTTATCCCGGGCACTTACTTTAAGAATACCATTGGCGTCAACATCCAGCATGACTTCCACTTGTGGTACACCACGTCGAGCAGGTTGAATTCCTTCTAAGTTGAATTCACCCAATAGTTTATTATATTGTACAAGTTCGCGTTCACCCTGATAGACTTTAATAGTTACAGCCGGCTGGTTGTCTTCGGCTGTGCTGAACACCTGACCATTCTTGGTTGGTATTGTGGTGTTCTTGGTAATTAGTTTCGTCATCACTCCGCCCATGGTTTCGATACCTAGGCTTAGTGGTGTCACATCAAGTAGTAATACGTCTTTACGGCTACCGCCCAGCACAGCACCTTGTACTGCTGCACCTACCGCTACTGCTTCATCCGGATTGACATCACGACGTGGTGCCCGTCCAAATAACTTTTCAACTTCTTCTTGTACTCGTGGCATACGAGTCATACCACCAACCAGGATAACTTCATCAATGTCCGTGGCTGTTACACCTGCGTCACGCATGGCAACACGGCATGGTTCAATACTGCGTTGGATCAATTCGTCTACCAGGCTTTCCAGTTTAGCACGAGTCATCTTGATGTTCATGTGCTTGGGACCTGTGGCATCTGCTGTGATATAAGGTAAGTTTACATCTGTTTGTGTGCTATTAGATAGTTCAATCTTGGTACGCTCTGCAGCTTCTTTAAGACGCTGTAGTGCCATTACGTCTTTACTTAAATCAACACCTGACTCTTTCTTGAACTCAGTGATCAAGTAATCCATGATGCGTTGGTCGAAGTCTTCACCGCCTAGGAATGTATCACCATTGGTGGAAAGGACTTCAAATTGCTTATCACCATCCACATTAGCAATGTCAATAATGCTAACATCAAAGGTACCACCACCCAGATCGTACACAGCGATCTTGCGATCAG